CTATCTCTTAAAGACTACTAACATTATGTTCTGCATAGTCTGATCATCTAAACAAGATTGAGCAGTGAGTATGTTAATTTCCTATCTCTGCCATATATACAATTGAAGGATTGATAGATATATGCCATGAAATGAATTTCTTCCTATTCCGTAAAACATCTCAAAGTAACGTATTTCATATTCCAATCTAATTCCAGAATATCGTCATTAGTTACAGTTACATTATTTTCGGAATCTACTGTAATATTCTCGGAAAAGCTAATGTTATGTATAGGACTGTCTTCAAGTATGTTCTTTAAATTCCATACTTCATCTATATAAACTTCCTTACCATAGTTACTAAGATCTACTTCAGTCTCTATCTTAAAGGTCAGTTTATCACCATCTATTTGTATATTTGTTAATTTGTCCATATATCAACAATAAAAAAAGTGGAGAGTGGAATATTCCACAACTCCACTTCTGTAGTTTGTAAAAGGAATCTTATCCCAAATTCAATCTCTCTAACGTGGATTAGGCAATTGTCTTACCAGCAATAAATGACTGAATACCTTTATCTACAATAGAATCAACTAAACTAGGACAATAAACTTCCGTAGTCAACGGAGTAGTCTTGATGTACTGATTATCATTGCTCAAGTACAGGTTATCGTTTTCGATGATAGCATAATCATATTCTGCATCTTCTACTACTTTACGAGCCTGTTCAACAATAGGATATGCACCAGTAAATACGTGACCTTTATAACCCATGTTACGTACTTCTGCATCACGTACTTGCTTCCAATAACCCTTACCTGGATTACCGGCAGTCTTAACAATCGTAGCACCTACAACTGCCTTAGGCTGATTAGCAAGCAATGCACCAGGAATAGTCTCATACAGAGAAGCTTCCATAGATACAACGCTATATTCATTTAAAGAATAAACGCCTTCATTATCATCCTTCGGCATAGCAGTCAAAGTCAGAACTGCAGCAGAAGCAGAAGCCTGTACTCTACGATTCTTATGAGCATTGATCTTCTTCAACAGAGCATTTACTAAATCTGCAGGGGTAGTAGTTTCAGCATATACTTCATAAGTATGAGTAAACTGCCAAGCGGCTTCATACATATCCTTATAAACAATACGCAAAACGTAACGATTACCAGCAATGATAGTAGCGTTAGTCAAAGTGATCACAATCTTTTCTTCAACAGGAGCTACATATTCGCCAATTACTGCAGACGGTTTAGAAGCTTTCTGAATTTCAGTAGAGAAATCAATATTAGCTTTCTGTGCTACCGTACCATCAGGCATAGTAACATTCATCTTTTCACCTGCTACACCTACATACAGAGAGTTAGCATTTACTGCATCAGCAGCAGTCTTAATAAGGGCCTTATTCTCATCGAACAAAGCAACATCACCAACAGCTAAAGCATCCACTGTAGTGTAAGAAGCCGGAGCTTGTTTTCCAATCAGAACTGAGTGTACTGAAGTTTGCATAAAATTAATTTTTTATTATTTAGACATTTAAGCGCTTAGTCTATTCGCTTCCTTCTACTTTTCTTTGTTAAGAATTTCCACGTTAGAAGCGCTTGTAAAATTATTATTTATCACATTTTTACAGAAATAAAGTAACTATTCTAAATTCATAGGGCCCTTCATTCTGTTAATAGCCCAACAGGTGAGCTATACGTTTCCAATAACATAACCTCTACTAGAATCAATTCTGTCAATACTAGCGTTGGTCTCAATTACTCCAGTTCCGTAATTACTTGTCATTGGTATTCCAGAGATAGCACACAAACCCTTTTGAGTATCCCATAAATATTTTATATAATCCTCTGTTAAATTAAAATCAAGTTTGGAATATTTAGCTCTACTTTTAGCACTAGATAAACAATGCTTTAATTTTAAACGTAGACTATCTTCGGGATTTAAGTTTTTGCGGTAGCTATTTTCTTTTACTCTCTAACATTCTTTGCAAATACTATTAACTCCATCTCTGTATGTTAAACTCTTATTATTGCAAAATTTGTTAGCAGGTAAATACAAATTACAAGATGAGCATCTATATAAATACCCATTTTCAGTTTGTATTTTATTCTTCTTTCTCATATTAATTGTTATCCTAAGATTTCTTAGAACTTGCATTAGGTATAGTTTGTACTATCATTTGAACTGCTAGATCAACTATATCCTAGTGTGTATTTTCTGGTAAATCTGTATACTCTTTAGTTAAATCCTAGAGAGTACCTAAATCCTTGGCTTTTCTTAAGTAAGTAAGCTCATAAGAACTTATATCATATTTACCATCAGTATATAATACAATTTTATTGTCAGTATATACTCTAATAGGTTTTGCTTGATTATAACGCAATCTGTGATCTGATAGACTATTACTTAGTCTAGAGCTTACTGTCTCTATTGTGGCCTCTATTACATCAGACTCACGAGTAATTAAGTTATTGCATTTATTATCCTTTATACTTATGTATACATTTTCACCAAGTGCAAACATATAATCTTCAGGATAATCAGTTTCCCATTTATTACCTAATTTACTAAAGCTATAAGTAGTATAGCTCTTAGTATTTACTAAAGTACGTATGTTATCAGTAATCTCTTGATTTCTCTAGAATACTCTAAAGTTCTGTTTAACATATTCGTCTTTAGCTTTGTTTATGAAATGAAACAAAGTATCTGAAGGAAACTTAATAGTATCATTATAGTTTGTTATAATGTTATTCAGTTGCCTTTCTACATTTATTTGAAAATCTCTTTCGCGCATAATTATTCAGATACTTGATTTAACTAAAACTTAGAAGATTGTCTCTGAGATTCTATATTCTCTAAAGCAATTACTACAGCTCTATTAATAATCTCATACATGACATCTTTCAGGAAAATCTAATTCTTGTTCAGGTTTAGTGTAGTCAAACTTAGTTGGTTTCTTAACATAAGTGAGATCTACTCTATAGATCTCTGTATTATCTTCTACTCTTGGAGCATACATAGGATCCTGCATTAAAACAGGATCTACGTATACTAATAATTTATCATTTTCTAAAGTAGCTACTGGATTCTCTACCCAAGGTATATTATTGTAAGTCTACTTAAAAGGCTTTACTAATTCATGACTAGTAAGTACGCAGTTAGTCTAGAATTGTCCATACTTAAGTAATACACTAAGTATAGTCATTCTATTATCTTCATCATGAACATCTTCTAATGCATACTCATTGTAGCCTGTATGTACAGCATGAAGATTAACATCTGTAGCTATTAACTTTTCTATCTCAGATAAGTTAGACACAGAACCTTCTAAACCTATTCTTAAAGCATTATTGCCAGTAATCTTATTACTTAAGATTTCTAGCTGTGCTTGATTAAGAAATAAGTCTACTTCCTCGTCTAAAAATGCGGGGCATCCGCCATAAGCAATACCTTCTGCATTCTTATCCAGAACTACCTTGAAAATTATATGAGAATCTTTATTAGTCATTACTTAGATTTTATTTCCTACATTATTGCCAATTTTATTTCTTGATTCTTCTTATCCTTAAGATAAGCAATTACATCTTCAAGACCATTACCAATTAAATCAGTACCAAAGTAATATTGAGCACGATTCTTTCTAATAATGTTTTTAGCAATAGCTTCTTCAATTACGAAGTTAATTTCTTTATTAGGGTTATTTACCCATTTCATCAAGAACTTAGAAGGATCAGCTTCAATAAATTCTGACAGTTTAGCTTCAGCAACCTCATTAGACATAGAGTCTGATTTCATACCATAGAGACGTAAACACTTACGCATTTCTTCAATAGACATCTTATCCATCTCTCTATATGCTTCACGCTTAACTTTATTGAACTTATTATGTTCTTCTGCTTCACTATCCTTATTAATCATAACATAATCGGTGCTAGGCTTAATATCGTTAAGACCATTAGCTACTCTTTTATGTTTCTTAAGGAATAGGTATTTTAATTCATCCTCAGGTCTATTAGTATCCAATATCAAATCCTTTTTGCCAATCTTAATAGCAAAAGTATCCCAGAACGCACTATTGGGAGATAACTATCCTTCAGGATAACCAATTTCTTTTTCTAATCTGGTCGCATCTTCTGCAGATAAACCAGTATATAAATTACCAGATCTAGTCAAGTAAGTGCTTACATAATCAAAACATGTAGGCCATTTAGTAATCCCAGTCCAGGGATTAGTTTTAATTATTCTAACGATTACTTCCATAATATAAAATATTAGATTATCAAGTTAGTAGGGGCCCTAAGGCCCCATCATTTATTAACCACAAGTTAGCTATTACTCAGCATCCATGATTAGTTCCCCACACGCACGTGGATCCCTTAACATTATGCCCATTTCTCCAAGGAAGAATACAGTGTAACCATCCTTACCATTAGATCTCAGAGTATTAATAGACTTACCATAACCAGACGGAAGAACTGCACCACCAGTAGTCCAAGTTACGAATTCACGATCCTTACGAACTACCTTAACGATGTTAGCCTCACCATCACGTCTACCCAGATCCAGGAATGTCATACGATATGATTCCAGCGGTTTCAGAGTAACCGGATGCAACTTACGATTGTAAGTAATATCGTCGTACAGCGGGAAATACTTCAGAGTCAACTCGATACCATTAGTCATCTTATAAGTCTTGAACTGACCACCGAAAGTAAGACTATCACCAGAACCAGTTACAAATACAGTATCAATAAGGTTCATGTTAACTACCTTTTCCTTCAGAATTCTATCGAATTCACGGATACCCATTTCACCAGTCAATGCAACAAACTTACGTTCGTTAGTACCAAGTACATTGTAAGACAGGTCAAACAGGAAGTCTTCTAGCAATTCTGCAGTAAGATGAGTATAGTAACGTCTGTTAGACGGAGCAATCTGTTCCAACAGACCAGCACCAATAAATACTGGACGACCGTTGGTACCCTTCAGGTTGCAAGAACCATCCTTGTTAACATTAGTCTTCGCATAAACAAGCATACGCTCACATCTCTTATACCATTCACGCAGAGCTACCCATTCCTGATAATCAGCCCACAAGTAAGACTTCTTACCAGTCTTAGGATCCTGTAAAGCAATTGCCATTACTGTAGAATAAGCTGAACCAGTAATATCATAGTTGATACGAATTGTAGTAAGATAATTACGCATCTTGAAATGAGTATTATAGTTCAGGATATCACCTTCTTCACTGTATTCTTCAACAGCAGAAGCCAGACGAGATACTTGACAACCCGGTTTCAAGAGTTCTGCGGGGATATAAGAAGTAGGCTGACCATCAGCTACAAAACAAGTATATACCCACAAGTTACCGTCCTGATACGGAGCACCTGCTACACGTACTTGGAATTCCTTATCATCAAATTCCAATATAGCAGTAGGACCAAACCAGTTATCTTCTAACCACAGCATGATAGGTGTATTGCCAAGACCTGCAGTTGAATCATCTGTAATAGCTGCGCCATTCCATTTTGCATCTCTAATTGTAACTGCTCTATCGGCATCAATCATTACATTCCACTCCCAGCTCGGTTGATCAATGGTCATTACGTTACCAAGACCACCAGTAAGCATATCCAAATGAAGTGTTGTAACCATTATCTTTGGTACCGAATACATAGGACAACACAGTAGCAACCTGATACGGATTCTATTGTGATGCTGCAGAAATCTTAGCGGTATCAATCAAATCACTGAACCACTTACCTTTATACATGTACCAAATTATTCAGAATATTATTATCCATAAAATACTAGTAAATTAATTTTTAGTTATTATTAATTAGCACGCAATCTTCGTGCGAAGGAATTCCACATAGACTCGGTGCTAGTGTTATCCTGTTTATTAGTCTTTCTACTTTACTCCTGCCCTGATTAAGGCTATTTTTGAACTTGTTAATAGCAGCATTTTGACCTTTTACTTCAGCTAGCTTTTACAAGTGTATCTTCCTTTCATAGTGAAGTAGGCAGACTCAATTTAAATTTTTTACGCTCTTAGACCAATCTTTTTGAAATTTTGGTCATACCATCAGAGGTAGGTTTGAATATATATTCCAACAGTATTTGTTTATCCTTTTCTGGAATTTTAACACCGCGGATATTATCCATGCCCTTTATTTCGTTGACAACGGTATCAAAGTACTCCTGTTGACGTTGAGCTGCGAGCTTAGCGGCATTTTCTTGGTCTTTCAATAGCTGTTGTTTCTTATTCTCTCTTATGTCCTTAAGGGCTTCAGCAGCATCTTGAGACTCATCTTCAAGAATACCGGCTTCCTCATATTTAGTAAGTTTCTTTTCAATCTATTTAGCATTAAAACCCTTTTCTTTAAGGAATTCTTTCAATACTAACTTCTGATTACTTTCATCTTCGAGATCGATATCATCAAGATCAATTTCATTATCAATTGAGAAATAATCTCTCAAATTACCACCATTCTTAACAAACTTATCAAGTTGCTCAACTTCTTCACTAGCGTATTGTGGTACTGAGTTTTCTTCAATTACATCGTTAAAGTAATCAATAAGATCTTCAACGGTCTTGGGTTTATCATCATCCTCAATGTCATCCCAACCTAACTTTTCAGACAAAGAATCAAAGAAACCTGTTACTATGGTAGTTTCATCAGTAGACTCTTCTGGTTCTTCTTCCTCAACTTCAGGTTCTTCTACTTCTTCTTTTGTAGTAGTCTTAGGTTTAGCCTTGGGTTTAGATTTTACTTCTTTATCTTCTTCCTCAGGTTCTTCCTTTTCCTCAGTTTCAGTTTTAGTATTCTTACGAATATTATCTAATTCTTCTTCACTGAGTTCTTCTCCTACTCCTTCAAGATCAATTTTTGTTTCTTCCTCTTCCTCACTAGTAGGAGGAGTAATAGGTTTATTCTTTACACTTGCTCCTGGCATGAGATCTTCAAATACCTCAAAACCGTTCAATGTTACATTATCCATAATTATATATAATTAGATTTATTATTTTTCTTTCTTCCTTTATGTTTCCATTTTTTCGCATTCTGAGCAAAGATAGCCCTCTTACGTGTCAATGGATTTTTACTATGAGTAAGTTCTTCTGTAGTTTTACCAGTTCTTTTCTTTAAGGCATTAAACTTACCTCTATTCTTCTTCTTTATGTGAATACCACCATACTTATATGAAGGTATAGGGTATTCCGGCATGATACCTGTATAATCTATTAGATCACTCATCTTTGTTATTATTAAAGTAAGCATTAGCTCCTAATGCAGTAGTACCAAGCAACGGAATAGTGTTAAACCATTTAGTATACGCATTAATATTCTTATGCTGTTTAAACATCTTCTTTATAGGATCACTATCAGACATTTTATCTAGATACTTCTTAAGTAGAGTAGACGATACTGGTTCATCTAAATTCTATACATCTCCATTCTATTTGAGCATAGTTCTTAGCTAATTCATATAAGCTTTCTATTCTGTACCTTTTCTATAATAACTGGTAGCATCTGTCTATTTTAATGAATTCTCTAGCTGTTTTAACATATTATTGTTAATAGTTGTATTTGCATTTCTACTAATTATATAATCAGTATAATGATTCATCTCATGATTAGCTAATTGCATAGGATCTCTATACATCCCTGTGTTTACCCATAAATCAAACTCATTAGGTTCTGCTCCTACTCCGGTCTTATTAAATCGTTCTTCTGCAAATGGTTTAGCCTATAATCTTCCAGAAGCTACCATATCTTTGGGTTGAACTTCAGGTAAATCAAAGTACCTATGTTGATACAAATCATCAAGCAGATCATAAGTTTCACTATAATTAGTACCGAATATTTTATCTGCCTATTCAGCTCTATTACGGTAAGGTATCGTATTAATATCTTCTAGAACTCTATTTCTAGAATTAGCTATATCTGATAAATAATCTCTTTTCTTACTAATATTACCCAGAGCCTAATTTATTAAACTTTGTTCAGTTCTATTTACAGTAGGAATGTATCTAGCAGCAGCTTTTACATTTCTTAAACCACTAGGAACAAAAGGTAATACTGTAAGAGCGGCTAGTCCAGCACTCAACCAATCTCTATTCCTTACTGCATCATAGGCGTCTTTAGCCGATATAGCATCACCAATAGGAGTCATATTAGCAGCATCTTCAAGACTAAATACAGGTTTTAAACCTTCTTCTAAAGGTCTACCACTACTACTTCTACCTGTAGCTTGATAGAATCTCTCCTTATCAGGATCACCTGTTTGACCACCTTCAGCAAATGCTTCTACTTTCCAATCCCAATAGCCTTTACCGGGATTATTCTCCCGGTAAGACTTTAGGTTCTGCATTCTCTATTTAAATGCTTGTCTATCCATATTAGTACTTACATGTTTCTAAGTACATCTTTAATAGATTAACTAAACTTTCAGGATCTGATGAATGTGCTCTAAGACATATCATTGGTTCTTTATCTGTTTCACAAAACTTATCGTGTAGTACTAAATAATAAGTTAAAGCACTACCGTCTATATTACTAGTGCACCACCAATAATCATCTATAATTTTCATTCAGATCTTCAGGATATTTCTACTAAAGATATTTCAATGTTTCTTCACTATCCATAATTTTTCAATTATTTCTTTCCGCCTTTGCCCTTCTTAGAGCTACCAGACTTTTTACCTCCACATGCCATAATTAATCTCTCCTATTATTTAATTGTTTTAAGATACTGTTTCCAATTCTTTTTATTAGCCTTATAAGTCTTCTTTCTATCCTTAATCTTGTACTTATCAAGATCTTCAGGCTTACGTGTTTTTAGATAGTCAAAGTTATCATCATTAGCGTAAGCTTCCATCTCATAAGGAATAGTATAGTAAGCACTAGATGCAGGGTAGATAATTGGATTACCTTTAATCCATTCCCACACATAAGACCAATATAACTTATCCATCTCTTTTTATCTTTAGCTTCATAGAGATGAATATTTTCATGATTCCAAGTAGTAGGCTTAATCTGAGATTCAGGTTTTCTACTTAACAAGTAACCACACCAGCTCATTTGCAGAATAACCACTAAATGGATAATGATCCATATGCTTATACTCTACTTTATCTGCTTTTACTTTAGTAAATAGTTGTTTTAACTATCCACCATGTTTCTTTAAACCAATTCATAATTATTTCTCTCCTGTTACTTTATTCTTGATTGCAGTTTTAGCTTTAGTTGGTGGTGAAGAGATATACTATGTAGGTATACTGAATGGAGAACCGTGCCTCGAACGTGTTAATCCTATCTACTTTGATTATGATACTGAAACGTCCGACTTGGAATTCATTCATGACGCAGAATGGTGTTGTTATGAAATGAATATGTCTGTAACTGAACTATATGATAGATTATACGATAAGATGTCTGAGAAACAGCTAAATTAGTTGTTAGATATGATGGATCAAGCTTCTAAAGGAGGTATAAATCCTGAAGTAAGAAAGACATCTTTAGACTATACTCATATTAAAACACATACTATTAACGGATTCAGTAGTAATCCATTTGATAGTACTAATAGTGTGAAAGTATGGCACTGTTGCTGGAAATCATTTAAGAAAATAGGTTTTGTTACTATAATTGATCCTGAATTAGGTGAGCCTAAAGAATATCAAGTAGATGAGAGCTATAAAGAGACCGGGATGGAACTTAATGTAGAATGGAAATGGATTACCGAAGTATGGGAAGGATATAGAGCTGGAGAAGACTTATATATAGGAATACAACCATTAGAATATCAATATACTTCATCTGATAATCCTAACTCTTAGAGATTGCCTTATACTGGAGTAGTATATAATAATACAAACAGTAGACCACGTAGTTTAGTAAGCATGATGAAACCATTACAGTATATGTATATTGTACTATGGTATAGACTTGAGCTTGCTATGGCTAGAGATAAAGGTAAAGTAGTAAATATGGATATTACTTAGATACCAAAATCTATGAATATAGATGTATCTAAATGGATGCATTATTTATCTGCTCTTGGTGTAAACTTTATTAATCCGTATGAAGAAGGATGGGATATACCTGGTAGAGAAGGAGGTAAACCTAGTCAGTTTAACTAGATTACAGCTCTTGACCTTACTATGGCTAATACTATAGATTAGTATATTAATCTTATGGATAAGATTGAAAGTATGCTATCTGAGATATCTGGAGTTAGTAAGTCTATTTTGGGCTTAATTATATTATAATCCTAAGCCATTGCAGGAAAGCCATCCTGCTGTTTAAAAGGATTAGTAACATACTTTAGATCTTTTTCATTGTATATACTATTATAAAGATCATAGTACGTCTGCATCTCCTCTCTGCGAGTTCTGTTATTACCATTTCTAGAACCTCCTAAACTACGACCTATAACATAGTCTATACAACTTTCTTGCCAGTCTTTTGTCTTCTTAGACATAGGAAGTTTCTATATTGGCATTTGATTAATATTATTCATAATTAAAACATATATGCTTCGATATTATCTATAGCTTCGTCGTCACGAAACCATTCTTGAGTAAATATAGGGCCTTCAAACAGTACCCTATTTCTATTC